TCCCCCCGCCAATGGCAGCGCCAAGGCCAGGCAGCAGCAGGTTGCCGATGACATTGCCCGCGACGGTCAGGACGATCCGCGCCATCAGACGATGCCCGGCAGGCGGAAGGCGGCGCGCGCCTTCTCGATCCAGAACCCGGTCAGGTCCTGTTCGACGACCGCGCCCGCCTCACGGTAGCAATGCAGCAGGCGGTTATCCTCACTCAAGAACCCGCAGTGATGGGCCGGACCCTTGCCGACGCCGAACAGCAGGATGTCGCCGGGCAAAGCATCGGCGATGTCGATCTCGGCGGCATGGACCGCCATCTCGTCACGCAGGCGCTCTTCCGCCCGGTAGAGCGGCCAGGTCGCGGCATAGTTCATCGGCTGGGTGATCGCCCCGATGAACGGCTCGGCCGCGCCGCGCACGAAGCCGATGCAGTCGCAGCCCGCGCCCTTGACCGCCGCCTGATGATGCCAGGGCGTGCCGATCCAGGTGCGCGCCTCAGCGATGAGGGCGGCACGCGTGAAGGTGGTCATGGAGCAACTCCAGGCAAAGTGGGAACCGGTTTGCCGTCCGGAGTTGCGACCAGTGTTCAGGCTCGCACCGGATAGGAGAACACCTTGTCGTTCCCCGGAATGTGCGGCTCGCCCCTGAAGTTCAGGATGTTGGCGAACTTGGCGTTGCAGGTCTCCGGCGTCTTGTCGCAACCGGCGACGAGCACGATCTGGTCGCCGACCACGATGGGCCGCGGCATCGGCACGAACAGCCGGATGGTCTGCCCGTCATGGAGCAGCACCTCGTTGACCGCGCCGGCGTTCGCGCCGCTGGTGAACGTCGCCTTGCCGAACGTGAAGTAGCCGGTCGGCCGCGCGGTCACGATCCGCACGGTGTCGGCCGCGATCACCTGCGTCACGGTGTAGGAATCCGTCCGGGAACCGAGCGAGACGCCGCACTCCGCCGAGCCGAGGTCCGTGCGGCAGAGGCGCGAGTAGAGCTTGCCGGAGGTCTGTTGAAGCCTGTTCGACAATCCCCTGATCTCGGCCTGGAAGCGTTGGTCGGCGCGCTTGATCTCCCCGAGGAAGCCCTTGCGCAGAAGGAGCCGGCCTTGCGACAGGTCCGCCCAGTTAACGAGGAAGACCTCGATGCGCGCTCCGTCGAACAACCCGGCGATCAGGTCTTCCGCCTTGAGCGCTGCATCGTCGAGAAAGCCGTCGACATCGAGGTTGTCGACGGAGAGATCGGAGGCCGTCTTGATCGCGGAAGGCAGGAAGCCGGTGGACGCCACATAGGTCAGCCCATCGACCACGAGTTCGCGGTCATGGTCGGTGAAGCCGCGAACCCAGCCATCGGCCCGCTCAAGCCGCCAGCAGGTCGCAAGCGTGGTCACCTCGCCGGCGAGATGCGCGGCGAGCGCGGGGGAAGCTGATTTCATGCGTCAAGCCCTGATCTCGACCAGCGGGATCGACTGGACGTTCTGCAAATTGTAAGCGCGGCTGATCACCTGAAGCTGGTCGGTGTCAAAGCGCACGGGCACGTCGAAGCGGAAGGTCGCGACCGGCGTCGCCGCCGGCGCGGAGCCGAACGTCAGCCGTCCCGTGGCGTGGTCGATTGTCGGCGAGACGATGTTGCCGCTCACCCGAACCACGACCGAGCCGACGACGGGCCGGGTGATGGTGCGGATTTCGACGACGGGGCCGGACGGATAGCGCTTCACCAGCTGGAACACTGTCGCGTTCACCGGCTGGCATTGCTGGTCGGTGGCTTCGAAGTCGCCCCAATCCCTGAAGCGAAAGCCGAAAGCGCGGCCCTTGCGGGCGCGGAAGAAGGCGATCACCTCGGCCATCTGCTCGCGGGTGCGGATGCCGGTCGAAATGTCGTAGCGGGCGCGCGAGGCCGACCAGTTCTGGTTCCGCTGCTCGAAGCCGGACGCGACCATCACCACGTCGGTCGAGTATTCCGGGCCGCCGGTCGCGCCGCGCGCGATGGCGTCCGGGAAGGACACGTCATGGAAGCTCACAGGTTGCGCCTCGCCCTCTCAAGCGCCGAGGCCATCTCGGCGGTAATCTGCCCCTGCGCGCGGCGGAACGAGCCGGCGTCTGGCGTCGTGATGTTGAACGTCACCATCATCGGCGCGGCCTGATCGCCCCGCTGGTCGTAGGCGGCGGTTTCCTTGCGGTTCAGCACCCGCTCGCCGGTTTGCAGGATGGCGGGCACCTCGCCCGGCCGGATGTAGCCGCCGCCGTGAAGGCGCGGCGCGCCCGCGAACAGGAGCGCCGGTACGTTGCGCCCCGGCCCGCCCGCGCCGACCAGCCCGCCGTCATGAAACAGTCCGGCGAAGATCTTGCCGAGTTCACCGAAGATGCCGCCGCCGGTCGCCAGCGTCGGCGCGTTGCCGCCGAACAGGAAGTTCTTGAGCGGGTTCATCACCGCGAGCTTGATCAGCTCGTTCATGATGTCGTTGATCGCCGCCTGGCCGGCATCCGCCCACGATTTCCAGTCGGTCTTGCCCTGCGCCAGCAGCGTGCCGAAGCGGTCCAGCGCGTTGCCGATCGCGCCCTGCAAGGCCCGCTGGGTCGCTTCCTGCCGTTGAAGTTCTGTCGTCAGTTGCTGAACGCGGACGGCGTTGGCGACGATGGCGCGGCCTTCCTCGCTCGCGAGGTCGATGCCGCGTCGGCGCAGATCCTGTTCGGCCCGGACCGTGGCCAGCACCGTCTCGCGCTGCTGCGCGGACGCGCCGATCAGGCCGATCTGGGTTTCGATCAGGGCGATCTCGGCGCGCTGATCCTGCAAGGCAACTTGCGCCTCCGCCTGGCGCTCAAGCGCGAACTGACGCCTTGCGGCGGCGAGCGCTGCCTGTCCTTCGGCTCCCGCCGGATCGATCCCTTGCCGCCGAAGCTGCTGCTCGGCGCGGATTATGGCGATCGCTTCCGAGCGGGCCGAGGCTCCCTGCTTCAGGAGCTCGACCTCGCGAGCGAGACCGGTGTTCTGCTGTTCGTAGTCGAAGGCCGCCTCGCGGCCCGCCGTTTGTCGCCCGAGCTGGTTGAGCCGCCTGATCTGCTCTCGGGAATAGCTGGCATCGGGATCGTTCGGATCGATACCGAGCCGCTTCAGCTCCTGCTCGAAACGCAGCTGATCGACGCCCTCACGGCGTGCGGCCGGACCGCGCCGCACCAGCGACAGTTCCCGTTCACGCAACGCGATCTCGTCGCGGCGGCGCTCGATCCCCTGAAGCAGGTCCGTGCGGTTCTGCTCGCGGTGAAGCTGCTCGTAGGCTTCGCGCGTGCGGTCGATGATACGGCCGAGCTTCTCCTTGGCCTCGCCCTCGGCCAGCGTCTGCGCCGTGATCAACGGGCGCAGCGCCTGCTCGACCTGCATGATCTGCTGGGCGCGCTGGGACGACAGCGCACCCGACGCGATCGCTTCGTTCAGACGGCGCTGGCCGTCGATCTGGCGGCCCAGTTCCGATACCTGCCGGGCGGCCTCGACCGCCTGTTCGGCAATCCGCTCCCGCAAGGCCTGCCGCGCGCGTGTCTCCGCGTTGACGCCCTCGCGGGCCTGATCGACGAGCCCTTGCCGGCGTGCCTCCGCGCGGACGGCAGCCTCGGCGCTTTCGAGATAGGCCTCGGCCAGCGAAAGCGTCGCGCGGATCGAGATGTCCGTGGCGGACGTCTGCTCCACCACGGCCTGCGTGGCCGCATCCACCGAGGGTCGATACCGGGCGAGTTCCGTGATGACACGCCGATAGGCCGCTTCGACCTCCGCCACGTCGGCCAGTTTCGACCGGACCAGCGGATCGGCGAGCGCGGCGCGGAGCACGCCTTCCTGCGTCCGCAGCCGCTCGATCTCGCGCGCGCCGGGGTTGGTATCGCGGGCGATCTCACCGGCGCGGACCGACTGCTCATTGGCGCGGGCTTCCGCGGCGATCCTGCGGGCTCGCTCCTGCTGGTCGGCGAGTTGCCGCTCGATCTCGGCGATGCGCCGCTCGACCTGTGGCAGCATGAGCGGCACGACATTGCCGCGCACGTTCGCCCGGAGCCGCTCCTGCTGCCAGCGCAGCAGTTCCAGCTCGTCCGTGGGTGTGCGCCCATCCACAGCCCGGTCGATGGCCTTACCGAGCGCGTCGAAGGCGTTCGAGGCCGAGCGCCCGACGAACTGCCAGGCCCGCCCGAGCGCGTTGACCGCCTGCTCGGCGTCGGCCAGCGAGGGCGCGAGCGCGTTCAGGATGACGCGCTGCGCCTCCGCCCGGTTGTTCTGGTCGACCAGCGTACGGACATAGGCGCGGGTGCGGTCGTCCAGGAAGCGGATGCGGTCGTTGAGTTCGTCCGCGCCGCGCAACGGATCGGCCAGCGCACGGGCGAGTTCCTCGGCAGCTTGCTTCGTGTCGACGCCGAGCGTGACGCCAAGGTTGCGCGAGACCGCGATGGCGCGGCCCATTTCCTCCGCGCCGATCTTGCCTGTCGCTAAGAACGCGACCTGCATGTCGCGCGCCGTCGACACCGAGACCTTGCCGGCATCGGCAGAGGATTGCGCGACCTGTTCCAGCTGCACGGCGGTCGCGCCGGACGCGCGGCCGACGCCCGCGAGCGCGGTGGCGACCGCCCGCGTCGAGGCGTCATTGGCGAACCACGCCGCCGTGAGCACGCCAACGGAGACGGCGACGCCCGCGATGACGCCGCCGACAACGCCGATGGCGGAGCCGAGCGTCATGATCGTGCCGCGCAAGCCGCCGAAGGCCTGTGTCACCTGTCCGCCCTGCTGCATCAGGATGGTCATCGGCGACATGCCGGTGGACATCGACGCAATCACGTCGTTCACCGTGTACTGAAGCGTCATGACCTGCTGGGTCGTGAGCTTCGAGTTGGCGCCGACGCCTTTGATCGCCTGTGCTGTCTGATCGAAGCGCGACTTCGCCAGCGCATTCGCCGCCGCCTGCTCGGCGGTGGTGATCGCGCCACGGCTGGCGAGCGCTGCATGCTCGGCGAGCTCGGCATTGAGCCGGTCCTGCGCCGCTGAGAGCGGATCAAGCGTCGCGCGCAGCGCCCGGGCTCGGGCCTCATAGCGTTCGGCTTCCCTCGCGGCCTGTTCGAAGACCTCGGCCGACGCGCGCGCCGAACCCGCCGCCTGACGATCGACGCCCAGTACCTGATTGAACCGCCCCTGCGCGGCGTCGGCCTGCGCCGCCATGCGGGCGGCTTCCGCCAGGCGCTTGAACCGGGCGGTCTCGCGATCGGTCGCGGCTCCCGTCTTCTCAAGCGCCCGGTCGACTTGCCCGAAGGCCTGCGTACCCGCCTGGCCGACCTCCTCGAAGGCGCGCTTGACCTCCGCCTTGCCCTCGACGCCGAGGCGGATCGAGACCTGGGTGGTGGACATGGGCGGCGTTGCTCAATCGCGATTGGAACGGCAGGCGTCGCGGCCATAGGCGGCCACGATGATCGGCTCGATCTCGGGAAGGATGTCGGCCAGCAGCGGCGAGGACGCATCCATGGCCGCAGCCAGGGCAAGCATTGCGCCGAAGTCGATGGCGTAGACGCCGCCCATCACGGCGCGCACCTGTCCCGCGCAGCGGCGGATGACCTCCCATGCGAGAAGCCCCTCGGCCGTCACGGGCGCGTGCTCGATATAGGCGCAAGCCCCGCATTGCGACGCACAGGCGGCGCAATAGCCCTCGCCGCCCTCGAAGTGCCAGCGCGCGAGGGCGATCAGACGTTTTTTTCGTCGAGCCTCGTCAGGGCTGGGCCGACATAGAGCCGGTCGATGGCGTCGAAGGCAGGCCAGACTTCGAGCAGCTGATTGATGGCGATGGGGTTCGGATCGATCGGCTTGCCACCGGCATCGCCAATGCCATCCCACGCCACGATGCCGCTCAGCGCGAGGGAACGCGTGAAGGCCGCGCCGGCCGCGACCGTGGTGCTCCGGTCAAGCGGCTGGTCGCCGCCGACCTTCGTGCCGAGAGACTCAGCGGCGGCGGCGCGGGCGACGAGCATGTCGGCGACGGAGATCGGCCGGAACTGGATGCGCACGCCCGGCAGGATGTCGAGCCAGAACGGCTCGCGGGATGGTGTCGAGAGCTTGAGCAAGGGAGCCTCCTGTCGGAACGGGTCAGTAGGACGCGACGTCGTTGGTGAGCACGCAGGTCGCGGCGCGGTTCAGCACTGGATCGATCGCGGCCTGGAATGCGAACGGGGCCTGCACGCCGCCCGGCCCCTGGATCTGACGGTCGCCGCGCGGCAGGAAGACCCGGTGCGCGGTCCAGACCAGCGATGCGGCTGCGCCGGCCGCCCAACGGAACTGAAGCTCGCACGGCAGGCGGTTGGTGGCCTGATCGAGAAGGACGCGGTCCTCGAAGCGGGTGGTGATGTTGCCAGTCAGCGCGATGATACCCGGATCGGCATCGGCGATGCGCCCGTCGCTGCGGATCACCTCGACCGCTTCGAGGTTGTTCGAATAGGTGAGTTCCGCCGAGATGACGTTGCCGAGCGCCACGTTGTTGCGTCGGACCTCGCCCTGGAACTGGCCGAAGCGCTCCAGCACGAACTCGGTGAGCGTGCCGGACTGCGCCGTGGCGGCGATGGTCTCGCCCTGCGCCATGATGTTGAGCGAGGCGGTAAGCAGCCCCGATCGCTGCGCCTGAACCTGGAAGCTGTTGATGCGCGCGCCGTAGTTCATCCCGAAGAAGGGCACATCCGGAAGCTGGACCTCGATCGACATCGAGGGCAGAGCCTGCGCACCCGAGAACCAGGTGTGGCTGTTGGCGCCCCCCGACAGCGTCGCCCCGGACAGGCTAGCGCGCGTTGGCGCGTTCGTCGCCAGCGTCCGCGCATTGCCGCCCGGTCCCAGCGCCTTGGCGGTCAGGTTGACCACCGTGCCAACCGCCGCGGCCGCGACGTTCGCGCTCGGATTGATGATCGCGGCGAGCGCAGTGGCGGTGAGCACCGCCGTGCCGCCGAGGTTGAACTGCTGGCCCGTCGCGCCGGAGGCGACGGCGGTATAGACCGTGCCATCGACCGTCACCGTGTCGTTGACCAGAAGGTTCGCGGTCAGCGTGATCGTTCCGGTGGCGGCGTTCGCGGCGACCGTCGTCGGCGCGCCCATCAGGCCGCGCAGCCAGACGCCGATGTTGCGGGTATCCACGGGAACGACGAGATCGCCCGTGTTGGTGATCACGTCATAGACCGGCGCCAGCGGCTCGCGGCCGAAGCCGAGAAGCTCGCTGGCGATCAGGCCCTGTTCCTCGCCGATGTTGACCGAGGCGAATGGCATGCGGCGAAAG